GTCGCCCACAAAGAAACTCACCAATCCGCCGGTATTTGGAATGGTATTCGCCAACTCAACAAGAGTCTGACCCGCGATAGCCGAGTTTGCCACGGCGTCGCCATCAAGACCGCTGACCGTATTGGAGTATTCCTTGATGGATTCCCCAAACGACACCAACTGATCGCCGAATGTCGCCAAATCGTTGTCGCCGGTGAAGAATGCAACGGCTCCTCCAGTATTCGGAAGAGTTGCCGCCAGTTCGGACATAGCCTGTCCAGCGATGGCGGAATTGGTAACAGCGTCTACATCCAGCCCGGTAACCGCATCGGAATATGCCTTGATAGCCTCTCCGAACGGCACGAGCTGCTCCCCGAAGGTGACCATATCGTTGTCACCTGTAAAGAACGTGACAGCTCCGCCAGTATTGGGGAGGGTGGCGGCCATCTCAGCCATTGCCTTTCCGGCAGTAGCCGCATTGACCACCGCATCGGCATCCAGCCCCTTGATGCTTGCGGCAAAGTTCATCATGGACTCGCCGAAGCCAACAAGCTGATCACCGAAAGTCCCCATGTCGTTCTCGCCGGCAAAGAAGCCCACAACGCCACCGCTGTTCGGTAGTGTCGCGGCCATTTCTGCCAAAGTCTTTCCGGCAATGGCAGCGGTGCTGACCAAATCGCCGTCAAGCCCAGTTATACTGTTCGAGAACTTCATCATGGCTTCGCCAAAGGGCACAAGGTCTGTGGCGAAATCCGCCAGAGAGGAACCTCCCGTCAACCAGGAAGTCAGCCCCTCCATCAAATCAGCCGCAGTAATCAGCAGAATTGCTTCGGTAAGTGCCTTCACACCGTCCAGCATCGAGGCATCAATACTCTTCGCACCGTTGATAAACGGCTGCACATTGGTCATAAATGCCGCAAGGTCGGAGCCGATTTGCGGGAACGAGCTGGATACACCGCTCATAAATCCGCCCACAATGCCGCCGATAAATCCGCCAATGGCGGTTCCGATGGTCTGCAAAAGCTGACCGCCTTCGCTGATAAGCCACTCAAGGCCGGGGATCTGAGCCAAAGCGCCGACCGCGGCCAACACAATGGCCAGTTCCGCGATCACAACGCCAAGACCGAGAACACCCACCATAGCAGACGGAATTAGCCCGGCAAGGGCACCGAGCGCCACCATGATACCACTCAGAAGACCGATCCCGGCAATCCCTTGCAGAAGGGCATCGGTATCAATGCTGCCAAGCGCCGAAACAATTCCAGAGAAGAAAGACATCAGTAGATCGACCACCGCCTGGATCAGAGACGGCAGATTGCGGCCAATTCCCTCGATGACTTCCACCAGGAACTGCATGATGGAATCGACAATCTGAGGCGTATAAGCGACCAGCGCTTCCAGAACGCCGGCGATCAGCTCAAGCGCGCCATCCGCAATGGCGGGGACACACTCAACCAGAACGTCGACCAGAGTGAGTACAAGCGCTTTGACGGCCTCGCCGATTGCCGGAGCGCCGTTGGTAATGACCTGTGCGAACGCCACCACTGCCTCGCCAAGTTTCTCGGCAATGGCCGGGATCAATGCGGCAATTCCGGTAATGATGGAAGTCAGACCGGCCACGATGATCGTCACACCGGCGCCAAGAGAAGTGGCAAGCGCCGTAACGCCGACCGCAATAGCGGAAAGACCGGTACCCGTCAACAAGAGCCCAGCGCCAAGACCGGCAATACCCACGCCGATCAGTGCGAACGCGCCGCCAAGACCGAGAATGGTGGGCAGAAGAGGCGTCAGGACCGCACCCGCGACACCGATAACGGTAAAGGCGCCGGCAACCGTAATAAGCCCCTTGGCAATGGCCTCCCAACTCATGCTTCCGAGTGTGACCAGGACTGGCGTGAGAACAGCCAAAGCGCCGGCAGCCACAAGCATCGCCGCAGAGCCAGCAAGAGTACCGTTCATAGCATTCAAACCGATTGCCAATTCCGCAAGCGCTACCCCCATGGTAACAAGGCTCTTTGCGATAGACTCCCAGCTCATGCCGCCCATCTTTCCAAGAGCACTGGCAATGATGTTCAGTGCGCCGCCGACGATAACTAATCCGGTACCCATGGAAACCATGTTCTTCGGCATGGCCCGCATGGCAATAGCGACTTCCGCCAAAGCGCCGCCCATGGCCAAAAGACCCTTTCCGATCTCCGCCAAAGACATGCGGCCGAAATCCGCCATAGCAGAGGCAAATATCTTCATGGCTGCCCCAATCTCAATTAGAGCAAGACCCATCGACACAAGCCCCTTGGAATCTCCGGTCAGCTTGGTAAATGCGGCGATCTCCAGAAGAAGAGCGCCAATGGAACTCAACCCCTTGACCAGTTCCCCCACATTCATCTGACCGAAATCCTTGCAAGCCGAGGCGAATACCTTCATAGCGCCTGCCAGAACCAAGATGCCGGTAGCGGTGGAAAGCGACTTTCCGCTGAACTTTGCCGTGTTCATAAAGACTGCGACTTCGGCCAACAGAACGCCGACACCAGTCAGACCCTTTGCCAAACCAGGAAGGTCAAGTTGAGCCAAATCGGCGCAAGCAGACGCCAGTATTTTGATTGCCGCGGCAAAGACCACCATTTGAGTTGAGCCTTTGATGACGGAACTGGACCCACTGCCTAATACTTTGGCCGCGGCGACCATGGCAGTCATCAATCCCGCAATGCCAGTCAGACCAACAATCAGCTGTTCCGGCTCCAAGTCAGAGATCTTCTTCAAAGCCGATGCCAGAATCAGCACCGAAGTGGAAATCGCGAGCATCGCAGTAGTTCCTTTGACAACTCCCTTAACCTCTCCACCGATCTTGGTGAAGATCGCCATAGCCGTCATAAGCTCTGTAAACAGAACTGTAATGGCACCAAGGGACGCGGTCAGCTTCGCACTGTCGATCAAAGAAATTGTCAGGATGGAGGCCGCCAGTATTCCAATGGCTGCGGCGATTTTCAGCAGGGTTCCCGCCTTGAGCTGGGTCTGATAGGCTTCAAAGCATCCACGGACACCGTCCAAAATGCCCTTCACATTGTCCAGTAAACCGCCAACATCGTCAAAAGACTTTGTAAGGCTGTTCATGAACTTTGTGATTCCGACGGCGATACCTCCAAGAGAGATGCCATTCAGAAGGTCAATAGCACCGCTGAAATCAGCATTGCTCAGGCTCTCCACCAGACTACTGGCAAGACCGCCGAACACATCCATAATGGCACCGGCAATGGTCTTGACTCCATTGAACAGGGATTGGAGCATTTGCAGAAACTTACTGTTTCCAAACGCGGAATCCATTGTGTCAGCGGCTGCGCCCGCACCAGACCCAAGGCCGGAGAAGGCGTCGATGACTTGTCCGATTCTGGCCTGAATCCGTCCAAGAAGCCCTTCAAAAGCCTCAAGACCGGGGACAGAGAATGTATCACCAAGAGCGCGGATAAACTCCTGAATTTTGGAGACCACCGCTTCAATGACAGAAGAGATAGCCTTTGCGATTCGGTTGAATACCTCGCCTTTCTTTGCCGCGTCATCAATACCGACCAAAAAATCACCAATGGCCGCTGTGACAGAAAGAATCCCATCGCCCAGGGTCCCAAGACCTCCGAACAATGGGCTGATAACATTGAACACGGCCACAAATCCCTGCCGAATCAAATCGAGCACAGCGAAAAGACCTTTGAATGTGCGCCCCAACTTATCAGCTGTCTCATCCGAAATGATCAGACGCTCCGAAAAGCTGTGTATCGCTTCGATAATGCCGTAGATCCGCTCCGATGTGACCGGTGGGAAAATATCATCGAATGCGCCTTTTAAGGTCTGGAAGATCTTTTGAACGGCCTTGCAGCTATTCAGAATTGCATCAAACAGCAATTCTCTGCCGCTTTGACGGGTCACAGTTTCAACCAGGCCGGCCAAATCACTGGAGGAAGAATTGGCTTCATCCCCAAGTGCCCGGAGCGCTTCGATTTGCTCTTCAGAGTAACCGATGTTTTTAAGCTGCTCATCAGACAAACCGGCAATGCCATCCGCGGTTCCCGTGGCTTCATTTGCCAGCTTGTCCAGAGTCTGCGCCAGGATATCGGTCGTCAACCACCCCTGGGATAGCGTTGCCTCAAATGAGCCAGCCTGTTCCACCATCTGATCGAATCCGTCAATGGAGGAGGACGCAGTCTCCCGGAGAGCCTCCGTGAAATCATCGACCGCGAACCCCGCATCGGTGACCCGGCTCTTGATTTGCCCCCAGCTGCTCATCAAAGCACCGCCCAACAGCTCGTTTCTCGCATTGGCGGAAGAACTGATGATTTCGCCAAAGAAATCGTTGAAGTCGGTTAAAGTCGCCTTGGCCTCTTCAAAGTCGCCGATGAACAACTGCCAGGTTTCCGCCCAGCCAGACTGCGCGCTTTCCTTCAGGGTATCCAGCAACATGGAAAACGTCTTGACGTCCTGCGCTGCCGCGAAAGCCTTCTTACCGATCTCCGTAGTTTCGTCGGCATACTTGGCAAGGGTGGCAGTCAGAACATCAGTCGTCATCCACTGGGCGCTGAGGGAGTCGTTGAACATGGTGGTGGTCGTGAAGAGATCTGAGACCTTGCCGTTCAGATCGGTCGTTGTGGACTGATACTGGTCGCCGACCTTGACCAGGGTGCCCAGTTCCACAGCGGTCTCCATCAGCTGCTCTTTGAACTCCACCGTCGCCATGTTGGCATTCTCAATGGATTTCCAGTCGATGAGTCGAACGCTGCCGGAGGACAGCGCCTGACCAAAGTTATACATGGCTCTGGAGGCCTCATTTGCATTGGCGCCCGAAACAGCGGCCACATTAGCCACACCCTGAATTGCCGCCACTGCATCATCCAGTTTGACGCCCGCATTGGTAAACTTACCGATGTTGGTCGTCATGTCAGAGAATGAGTAAATGGTTCGGTCAGAGTATTCATTCAGCTCATCCAGCTTCTGATTGACCACATCCAGGCTTTCGCCCGTACTGGCCATGATAGTCTGAATAGAGCCCATCTTCAGCTCATATTCATTAAAACCAGAAGAGATCGGCTCGATGGTGAGAGAAGACAGCAACTGCTTTCCGGCATTGACCGCCGAATTGGTGATGTTGGAAAGAGCCGTCATGGCAACGACTTCAAGCGCTGAGAACTTTGCTCGAACCGTCTCGACGGAACTGCTAAGGGTTGAGAAATCACATTTCTTAGCGGCGTCGCCCAGGCCCTCAAGTCCCTTAGCAGCGCCGTCCAGATCCAAACCCCGTTTGAGCTTGTCGAGCGTTGACAAACTGGTTTGCACATTCTGCTCAAACTGCCGGTTGTCAAATCGCATCTCAACGATTCTCTCGTCGATTGTCCTGCTCATGACCGTGTAACCTCCTTCCATGCGTAATTCGCAATCTGGTCAAAAATAGGCTGGATCGCGGGATTGATGTAATCTCTCCCTTGGACCCAGCCACCAGTTCCCGTGCCATGCCCGTATTGCAGAATGATGGCAATGGGAACTCCATTTTGAATGTTCGAGTTGTGGAATGAGATCGTAATAGAACCATTCTTGTTTACGATCTCGTAATACCAGGAGCTTGCCGTCAGCCCGGAGTCAACAGGCGTTGCAGACGCAAGGGCGGCCACTCCTGCACGGCCATATTTGTCAAGATCGCCGAGGTGAACTGCCTCCTTCGCTCTCTCCAAAAAGCGGGTGAGCTTGGAGAAGTCACCCTTTTGTCTGAACGTTATCATGTCGTGCTCCTTTACAGCTTCTTGCAGTAATCCAGAGACACCCAGCCAGCGCCGGACTTGAGCTTACCCCACTTTGTAGCGCCCTGTCCGGTCGCCTCACTCACGATGGTGTAGACGCCCGGCTTGATGTACCCGACAATGGCGGTATTCGTTCCCGCCCCTTTACGAATGCGCAGGTCGGTCGCAGTGATGCGAACTGTGTAAGGGACTTTGCTCTCCGTAGTCGGAGTGGATACGCTGGTTCCACCGGACACACCAAGACGCTTGTTGACTTCCGCAGCGATCTCCCCATGGCGGTTATAAAGATAATCACCGGGGCACGCTTTATTGGCGAACCACCGGTGAACCGTCATGTTCTGTTTGGCAACGTTGCCCACAAGGCTCTTATCGCCGGACCACAGAAGTTTCTTGATGTTGTTTCGC